CGCGTAATATATAGCCGTGTCAAGTCCTGCTTTTACGGTATTTTCTTCAATCTCAGCCCACGGAAATTCTGTTTGGACTTCTCCGGGCAGTTCGTAGTTGACATCTGCTGCCGTTGCTGCGCCGCCGATCGGGTGTTCGGTGAGATATTTTTCTATCGCTGCAGCGAGCTCCTCACCAGACAGCTCTTTAAGGTCATTCAGCAGCGCCATAATCTGCGAATACACATCTTCCGATGGCTTTTCTGCCGTCGCGCTACCACACAGAATAGATTTTTTCATGACAATGATCGCCGGGGTTGTCGTCTGAAGATCTCCGGCGAAGACGCCCACCTTGAGACAATACGTATCCGACACAATCGGCAAGCTGCACTCGTCGCCTTCAAAAACCACATCTTCATATTTGTCGTTCCAAATGAATCGAGCGGTTTTGTATTTCTGCGAACGCCAATCGTCGTCGAAATCAAACTTTACAGTGTAGTCGCTGTTCTCGCATACTGCGTATTGACCCTTTACACCCTGCGCAATTTTTCCTCTGACTATGACATTTAACTCTGGCATTCTGCTCAACCTCTCAATCTAACGCTGTGTATTTCATCGTTGACACAATACACACAATATTTCTTTAGCCTTATAAAGCCACATGTAACGGCGTAACAATCGCCCCTTGCCCATTTGCCAATTAGATTTATGACTCCGGGCTTTGGAAGCCTATTGACTTCAAAAAATTTTCTTATTTTATCTTCCATATGCACCTCAATACAGCCACTTGTCGCCCACGATATATTGCTCGAGCGCATATCGCATCGCGTCCATCAGGTGGTTAAAATCATCAATTGGTTTATTTAATGCGTTCCCAAACTTGTCCTTATCCCATGTATAATTGCTTATTTCGGTGATAAAGTTTACGCACCGTGGATGGATAATAATATTTAAATCCTGAATCCACTGTACGCCGTTCAATATGCTGTCCTTGCCTTTTTTTGCCGGAGATACGCGAAGACCAAGCCCTTTTAATTCGTCTATGCTTTTCGGCTCAGCCGAATCCGCTGTGACTCGTTCTTTCGCGTATCCCATTTTCACGATTTTTGAATATATTGCTCTGTTTGACAACCCCTTTTCATAGAACTCATCCCATACATACAGCCTCTTGTTTTCTATATCCACAAAGCCAACAAAAAAAGCACTCGGATCGTTTGTGTATCCAAAGTCCAATCCGAATGCCGATTTGCAGTTTTTAACTTGCTCGAGCGCAAATTCTTGCTCCGCCCAGTTCTCATAAACCAGACCGTCAACAATTCCCCAATTGCCCAATCCCGCGACCTGATATCGGCGCGGGTTTCTTTCCTTCATCGTTTCGAAGACGCGCTTATCAGCTTCATCCAGCCACTCATTACAAGTGTAATTAGTCGTCATCGCAAGAATATCCGGATTCGGTGCGGCATCAAAAAAGCGGTGTTTAATCCAGTGCCGCTCATTCCATGGATTAAAAGTAAGAGTTATTTGTTTGAATAGCCCGTCGGGCATTTCGCCTCGGATGCTTTCGTCGAGCGTATCAAAATCGGACTCTGAATTTATCTCATATGCCTCTTCAATCCACAACCAGCAAAGAGCACCAATCTCGACCGTTACGGATGTTATTTTCAACGGGTCATCAAGCCCGCGGAAAAGAATTTTCTGCCCTGTCGGCTTGTATGTCATTTCAAGCGGGCTTTCCTTTATGTCCCACCAAGCCTCGACACCCAGGCGCTTTATCGCCCATTTCAATTCCGTAAAGCAACTGTCTTTCAATGTTCTGTAGACTTTTCGCACACAGAGCATATTAGCCGCAGGGTATTGCATGATTCTGACAATGCTGTTCAGTGCCGTCGTTTTTGATTTTTTTGAAGCACGCGAGCCTTTGACTACGCGGTACCTGCCCTCGAAACGCCAAAATGTGCCGTAGCCGCCGCCCACGACGTCGGGGAGGTATAGCGGCTTAGCCGTTTTAGTCATTAAGATCTTCACCGCCGGAGATTACTACCGGTATCCCCCCGCCGACATCCACTTTATTGCTGACAATACCAAGTATCTTTGCCAAGGTGTCTGCGGAACCCTGTCTGTCTTTAATGCTCGGTGGCTTTTCAAGCAAACTGGCAGAACTCATACCGTCGCCATCCCCCGTAACCACGACCACCTTCTCGGTAATTTCGTTACGCAGTACAGCCGTATGAAATTCCATGATTTCCTGCGCATCCGCCACGCGTTCGCTCTTCAGCTGCTCTCGACGCGCGTCGATGGCTGCAGCTATTTCCGGTTTATATAGGCGCTTTTTGTGCGGGCTCTTAAGGGTTTGTTCATTAATCCATCTATTTGCTTCTTTAGCTGTTACTTTCGAGTATCCGGCGGCAATGGCAGCCGCATAGCAGTTACCCTCCTGCTTAAAATACTCATCAACAAAAGCCTCTTGTTTTAAGGTCAGAGCCATACAACCACCAGCCTTTCATAGTGAGATAATAAAAAAACACCCTTTCGGGTGTAAAAAAATAAAAAATTTTTTTAATTTTTTGGTAAACATAGCGTTACTCTACGCTATAATAGGGGTACAGCGAGCGCAGCTATTCGCACCTCGCAAGTCTCTAAGGAAGGAGTAATGCATATGTCAACTTATGAGTTGATCACTTCAATTTGCAAGATCTTATCAGTTATAATCGAACTTATAAAGACCTGCAAAAAAGAAGGAAAACCCACATGGCACGGACGAGTGACAGTCGTTCCCTACCATCTATTTTTATTATATGCAAGGATTATGAAAAAATCAAGTATTATTATTGCAATCATTTTCATCGTCGCAAGCATGGCGCTTTGGTGCATATCGAGATTCGTCGGTTACATACCTGGCATTATCATCAGCGTTTTTGCAGCCATATGCAGCGTGTGCGCAATCATAATTCTTGCGAGAAAGGATGTCTAAGATGACAGTAAAACCAATCAAATTGTCCCCTAAGCGCGGAAACCACGGTCATATCACAAGCTACACTATCAACATCGGCTCTGCCGAAGCAAGAGAATGCGGCTTTACCGAAGACGGTGTGCAGCTCGAAAAGGTCGTTGACCTTGACCGCAAAGAGATCATCATACGAATCAAAAACGAATAAGTCATGCAGGCGGCGCGATTTCGCGCCGTCTTTGCTTTTTACATTTCAAAGACCCCGCTATTTATGACGCCGCGGGGCAGGCGTGTGTGAAAGGGGACATAAAAATGAAGAATAGAATATCGGTAACATTCTTCATCCTAATGCTAACAGAAATGAATTCCTCATTGTCCTCAACTTTGCCGAATATAGCGATAACAAATATTGCTACAATTCTTAGCGGTGTTATTACCGCCAGTCTTTACCGCCACATCTTCCCATGTCAGTCCCTCGATAAAGCGCAGCGTGAATATCTGCCGGGTCAGGCTATCGGGAATATCCGATATGTAGCGCTCAAGTCGGCTGCGCTCATATATGCGCTGCTCGATTTTAGCCTGGATTATAGCTTCGAGATCCGTTATCTCCGCTATGCAGCGTTCAAGCGCAGGCTCAGGGTTCGGGCTATGCGGCATACCGTCGTAGTTCGGCGACCTCGGACAGAGCAAATTTGCCCGCAGTTCCGCAAGCCTCTCACGGTCAAGCTCTATCTCCTTGTCAAGGTAGTACAGCTGCGACAACTCTTTAAGCGTCATTTAACAGCCTCCTCTCGGGTTTTGTCGTGCTTTTCAATCTCCGGCTTCAGACAATGCCAAAACGGGCACAGAGGCTTTTCTCCGCCGGTCTGGATGAGAAACACACAATGCTCATCCGGACACATCTCAGGCACTGATATCACCGGCCTTTACTTTCTGTATTCGCGCCTTAAGTACGCGCATGACTGTATCGTGTGTGGCTGCCCGGTCTCTGATGGCGGCCATAACATCCTCATCGACTCCGCCCTGCACGACGAGATAATGGACATACACCTTGTCATACGGTGAACCCTGACGCCACAGGCGGCATTTACCCTGATCGTTCAGTTCGAAGCTCCAATTCGGCGTAAACCACACGATATGCCTGCCGCCCGCCTGAAGATTAAGCCCGTATGCGCAGCTGCTCGGATGTACAAGAAGCACATCAATTTTGCCGGCATTCCACGCGTCTTCATCTTCTGTCCCGCGGTATACCCTCACCCGCAGTTTGGTCTTCTCAAGTGCGGCGAGTATGCGGTCGCGGTCGTGCTGGTAGCCGTAGAACGTGATGCACGGTTCGCCGCTCAGACTCTCAATCAATTCGAGATACGCCTCCAACTTCGCGTCGTGAATATGTACCACCCGGCGGTCATCGTCATACATCGCACCGGCACAGAACTGCTGCAGCTTTCCTGTCAGCACTGCCGCCGTGTTCGCGGTTATAACATCCTCGTTGATTTCCAGCAGCAGGTTCTTCTCAAAATCGCGGTACGCCTTTTGAGCTTTTGCATCAAGCACCACCGGAATCTCGTGGCTTATGCACTCCGGCAATTCGAGATAGTCTTCTGCCTTCATGCTGACGCAAATATCGCTTATAGCGGACAAAACTGCTGTTTCCGCATCGCTCTTGGGCTTATAGTCCGTAAAGTGACCGCCGTGCGTGTTGGCATCGAAGTATCGTGTCCTGAACTGCGTGATGTTTTTACCCAGCCGCGCGCCCTGGTCAAGTAACCAGACCTGCGCCCACAAATCCATTAGGCTGCGCGATGACGGCGTGCCGGTAAGGAGTACCGTCTTTTTGAAAAATCTGCGCACAAGCTTTAAAGCCTTGAATCTTTTACTGCTGCCGTTTTTGAAGCTTGTGCTTTCATCAAGCACCACCATGTCAAACGGCCAATCCTGCTTGTAATAGTTAACCAGCCAAGCTGTATTCTCCCTGTTGATAACATATACGTCGGCAGGTGTATTCAGTGCGCGGATGCGCTTAGCGCTGGATCCAAGGACAGGAACTACGCGCAGATGCTGCAGGTGATCCCACTTCGCCGCTTCCTTGCTCCACGTGCCCTCCGCAACCTTTTTCGGCGCGATTACAAGCGCCTTGCAAATGCTCCAACGATAGTACTTCAGGATGTTGATTGCGGACAGCGTTATGGATGTTTTGCCGAGTCCGGGGCGCAGGAATAAGCCGACAGCCTCATCATTCACTATACGCTCGATGCAGTATGCCTGGTAGTTATGCGGCTTATATTCCACCTGCCTGCACCCCTCTCACAAAATCGTCGGCTGCCTCCCTTGTGTCAATCAGCTGTACCGGGAAGTCGAGGGCGTGCAGCTTCTGATGCACATGCTCCTGCAGCTTTCGTGCCTTTTTGCCGGGAGCTTTAAGCTCCACGAAGTAAATCTTTCCGCCCGGGAGAAGCACAATCCTATCCGGCATACCATTTTGGCCGGGGCTTGTGAACTTCAGCGGCCAACCGCTCAACCGCGTTTTTACCGCCTTGCAGAAGTACTGTTCTATTTCTTTCTCAAGCATTGTTTTCCTCCTCCGGCAGATACCAAAACCAATTTGTCTCACTATCCTCATTTATGAGATGGAAGGTTTTCACACCTAATTTAACTCGAGCTTCTTTGAGCTCGCGCTTACTGTACCCGAGCTCCTTTGCTTTTGCACGTATCGTGTCGCAAAGCACCGGATCTGAACTCGAGTCAAGCTCATTTTTCAACCATTCAGAACAAGTCATTTTTAAGCTCCTTTCGCGCGTCGCGTGTACATGTACACGTAACATGTACACATCAGGCGGATTAGAGAGTTTTTTTACTCTCTAACCCTCTAATTTACTAATCTTTAGTAATAAATGTTACAATGTTACAATTATCTAAGAATCTTTAATTTTCAATGGTTTCGGTTGTAACACTCGATGTAACAATGTAACAAAAGCCTGCTTTTTCAAAAATTTTGTTACATGTAACATTTTCTTCAAAAAAGGCCTAAAAATCATATGTTACACCGTTTGTTACGCGCAATTGTTACGGCGATTTTTTAGTGAATCCACGCTGTACACCGTAGCACCCAAATCGTAAAACCCTTTCATTTTTTCGCCATTCCGGAGTGGCTGCTATTATGGCGTTTATTTCTCGGGTATCAGAATTTTTCATTTCTTTGATACTTCCGCCGAATGCCTCGCACCACACTTCAAGTGCGCACACACGGTCTCGCGGCACAAGATGCAAATTTTCTTTTCCCGAGATAGAATCGTCAAAGAACATCCGCCTCCGCTCGACCGGCCATGACTGCCAGTCCTCCGGCACTTTGCGTTCGAGGAACTCACGGATAATACCCTCTCTGCTTGATGTCTCGCGGTGCTCTTCCTGCTTGGCTTTTGCGGCCTCTTCTATCGCTCCCGACAGATACAGCGGTTCTCCCGCCTGCCACCGCACAAGAGCCTCAGCCCATATCTGATCGCGTTCGTTGTCAAGATCCTTCCAGACGCTCTTTCGGTGCTGCTGTTCGCCCGTGTCTATCGGCCAGAAACGGCGGTTGCCGGTGGTGTCCTGCAGGAAGTCGGAGTTATTCGTCGTGCCGAAGAATATACAACTGCGCGGCAGTTCTTTGACATTTCTCCCGTATGCCGCTCTGAATCTGTCCGCCCGAAGGCTCAAAAACTGCTTAATACGGCTGACATCTGTACGGCGGAAAGCATCAAGCTCCGATACCTCCACGAGCCAAACACCCTGCAACAGCTCCGATGCCTCTTTGCCCTCAAAGGTGCGTATACTGTCGTTGAACCATCCGCAGCTCATTTTGTCGAGCAGCGTACTCTTTCCTATGCCCTGCGGTCCTGTCAGAATCACCATGCTGTCATATTTGCATCCGGGCGTCATTGCACGGGCAACAGCCGCAGTGAACGCCTTGCGGGTTACGGCGCGGTTGTATGCCGTGTCCTTTGCGCCAAGGTAGTCTATGAAGAGACTATCCAAACGAGGGACATTATCCCATTTACCGATCAGACCGCGCAAATAATCCTTTACATCATTGAATGAGTGCGAATTTGAATGGAGCGAAAGCGCACCGTCTATCTTTCCGTTGCCTGTTATCTTGTAGACCTTTTCGAGGTACCAGTACAAGCCGGCATTGTCGTTATCGTCCCACAGCCTGCGCTTGTCACGCTTATCCCAAGGGAGCGCCCCAAGCACCTCTCCGCGCCCGGCAAACTCGTTGAGTGCGAACTTTCCGACAAGCTGAGGGTCGTGTTCGAGCACTATACGCACATTGTCTATCGTGCCCTTTATGGCGCCGGTCTGTACATTCTTCTCAAGTAGTGTCATCCAGTCAACAGCGTCCTCTTCTTTGTCCGCTGCGACACCCTCGAAGTCTTTGACTGCGCTCTCATAGCGCTCACGATCCATAAGTGTCGCAACGGCTTTCAGACCGCAGGCATATTTGCACATCTCGAGATAGGACGGCAGCCTGTTTGTCGGAGTGCCCGGCTGCGCTTCATCATCCAACTCAGCGTACTTGTGCAGGCGGACGAGGTCGAAAGCATTGACAAGGCGACCGCCGCAGGGGTCGGTGGCGTGGTGGCTGTATAAGAACTTGCCATCGTCATACAGCACCGCGCCTCCGGTCGTAGAGCCTCCGAGGTATGTATATCGTCCGGAAGCGCTGTCAACAGGCTCATATATTCCGGGGATGAGTTCATCCATCGCCCGTGGGATGTCGTAAACGCGGCAAAAAGCACCCACAGTGCCGTGTTTATCTTCGGGGTCACCCTGCTTGACTGCTAACTTCGTGAAAGCCTGCTGCCCCGGCAGAGCCGGCCATAGGGACACATCGTGCCAGTCCGAATATTGGGCAAGCACGCCGTCGGCAGACGCAAACGGCTTGTCCCCCACGAGATAGACATATTCGCTGTCCGCGCAGCAGCTCGGCCAATACATCAGTCGGCTCGGCTCAAAAGTCGTGGGATCTGTGAATTCAAGTCCGATAAGCTCCGCCATCTTGCGAGCTATCGGCTCATATTCATCCGCAGTCACTGTGCGGTCTAAAGGCAACAGCGCTCTGAGTCTCGGCGCCGCCGGCTGATGCTTGCGCGTACTGTACACGCAATAGCCGCAGCCGAGTGCATCCACACGGCGCAGCACGTCATCCTTATGCCCCGCGGGTATGCTGTCGAGGTCGAGCGTGACAACATCCCTGCCTTGAACATTATTTGCTTTGCGGCGGTTGCCGAGCAGCGTACCGCCGACAAATCCGCCGACATCTTTCAGATCATCCTGCTGCGCCTTCTTGAGGTTCATATACTCTGCGAGACTCTCTGTGCCTCGCGCCGGCACTTTTAGCTTCTCCCACAGCTCCGATACAAGCAGGGTCTGCGGATTCCACACGATGGCGCGCCTGCTTGCACCGTAAGATATGGTTATTTTTCGGTCGTGTTGCATATCGTCTTCTCCTCGACCATTAATCTTTTTTGAAGAATCCCCCGACCCAGCCGTCGGCGTTGAGCGGTAAGCCCGGTGCCCACGGTATCGGTCGGCTCATTATATCTACGACATCTTCAAGCGTCGCGGTGTCCGCACGGCAATCTATAACAACCTCGTCGTGGATGTGGAATACGACCGGCAAGCCCTTCGCCTCGAGGTTTTCAATAGCCTGAGCCAGGCAATCGCGTGCAACAGCTTGAACGCAATTCTCAACAAGCTTTCCGCCGTAGGTCTCGATGCGTTTCCACTTCTTTGTGGTCTGATCCATGCCCATATATGAAATGGACGGTCCGCCCCACTTGTTTTCTCCAATCTGCGGTGAGTTATAATACAGCTTTCGCCCGCTCGGAAGCAGAACAGTCAGATACTCGACCTCATGCACGGCATCATATTCACAAGACACAAGCAGCCTTCCAACGCCGACGCTGCTTCCGGTACTTATTGCCTCCACTGCGGCGGAATTCATCTTGTACCAAAGGTCGCATATACGCTTGTTTGTGTCGCGCCAGCGCTGCACTATATCGGGCAAATCATCTTCGGGTATGCCCATATCGAGAGCACCCATATTTATCAATGCACCCGCTCCGCCCTGATATCCGAGAGCGAGCTCCGCAACCTTGCCCTTTTGCCGCAGGGCGTACTCCGGATTGCCCTTTTTTATTCTTTCAATCGGTACGCCGAACATCTGTGAAGCTGACGCTTCGTAAATTTTGCCGTGGGTCTTAAAAACCTCGAGCCGCCACTGTTCCCCCGCCAGCCACGATATTACGCGCGCCTCTATTGCGGAGAAATCTGCATCGATGAGGACATTACCGTCCGACGCAACAAATGCAGTGCGTATCAGCTGTGACAGCGTATCCGGCACACTGCCGTAAATCAGTCTCAAATTGTCAAGTTTGCGCTGCTTTACGAGATTTCTCGCGAGTTCAAGCGGCTGCGTGTATGTTCTCGGCAGGTTCTGAACCTGTACCAGGCGCCCTGCCCATCTGCCCGTTCGGTTGGCGCCGTAGAATTGCAGCAGCCCCCGAACGCGCCCGTCAGGGCATACAGCCTGCTCTATCGCATCATACTTTTTTGTGCTCGTCTTACCGAGCTCCTGCCTTATCTCAAGCATGCGCTGCACCTCCGGGTTATCCGGTGCTTGCGCTATCATCTTTGCAACGGTATCTTTCCGCAAGTCCGTCACCTCTTCTCCGGTCTCCTGCTCAAGCCAGGCAGAGAGCTGCTGCACGCTGTTCGGATTACTCAGACCGGATATTCGAACCGCCTCTTGTGTCAGCCGTTCGCGCACGGTTGCGCCGATTTCGAGCGCCCCGCTCACCATTTCCATGTCCACAGCTACGCCTCGGGCATTGATGAGAAGATCTGTCTCCCACTGCCTCTGCAGCCAGTCCGGCACGGTAATCAGAGAAAGACGCCGTTCGATTTCCATTTCGGTCGTCACATCCTGGGCGTTATATTCTTTAAACAGCTCCCATCGCGCCGGGTCATGGTTCGGCAGATTTCTGCGCCTGCCGCCGTTGCTCTTCGTCGGCGTGCAGGGCACGCAAAAATACCGTATCAATGCTTTGCCGGTGCTGAGTTTACGCTTATCCTCCGGCAAACCCAGAGCGCGCCCCGTGGCATCAAGTCCTGCGGGGTATCCCGCATAAAGTCCGTGAAACATAGTGCAGCGCCACTGTTCCGGAGGCAGCTGCCTCCCCATAAACTTGGAGAGGCAACCCCATTCAAACGCTGCGTTGTATGCGTGCTTCAGACACTGAGGATCGCACAGCGCATCCAATACCCAGTCGGGCAAAAGCTCGCCCTGTGCTATGTCACAGCACACGGACGGAGCGCCGTTGAGAGAATAGGCGAAAAGCAGGATCTCGAAATCCGGGCTCGCTATATATTTTTGAGCACCGGCTTTAGCTATCGGCACACTTGAGAATGTCTCGAGGTCGATACTTAAATGATCCATTTCTTTTTCTATCTCCTTACATAGGCTGTCCGGTTATCGGGTTTATTTTAGGTACAAATGCATTGGTTGCGGGCTGTGCTATGGCAAAGCTCTGACCGAGACCCTCAAAGTCTGCGGCGGCGGAGGCTCCTCCCCCGAGGGGCTCTCCGTCACGAGTCTTGAGCACATTGCCGAGACCGCATCCGACGCCCTTGCTTCCTGCGCTGTCATACGGGAAGAAATTTACGGTTACACGAGCGTACATTCCGCTGTAAATATCCGACGGCGCAAGCTCGCAGTTGATGTTATCGATACCGACAACCTGCGGCTTGTTCTTGGTTGATGCCGTGATAACAAAGTGACCTTTGCACTCATCGCCATAGGGCAGCCCGGATTCACGCAGCCCGTCGCCGTCGTGGAGCAGTGTCTTGGGTGCCGGATGCGCTCCACCCCATTTGCTGCTTACACCGTCATCATACGCTGCCTGCATTGATGCCTGAATGTCTGCGATGGTCGCGGTGTCCGTCTTAGGAATCAGCAGAGTTACACTGTATTTCGGGTCTCCGCCCTGCTTGGCAGCGCGTGCTGTAATGAGGTTGCAGTAAGAGAGTCTGACCTCGCCTGTAAGTACTTTTGTTTTGATGTTCTGATACATGAATATATCCTCCTGTAAATTTAGTCATTGATTTGATAGCCGTTATCACGGAACTTTTCATTGAAGATTTCGCACACGGACTCAATCTTTTTGAGCTTAGCCAGGCACTTTTTCACTCGCTCTGCAAGCCACTTATTCGAAAGTTCCTGTTTTCTGATAATCTTCTTGTCTGTTGTCACAGCACCATTTTCCCATCCCGGTGCTTGGTATAAGTCGGAATAGTTTTTCTTGGCCGCGGCGACATCTTTTCGGCAATCTTCGCGGCGCTCACGTAAGTGTTCGTTCATGCGTATTATCGCGCCGGCATTTTCTCGGGACCACTTCTGCGCCAGCGCAAACAGGCTTTTGATTTTTGAGTTCGGTGCATTCTCGAAGAACGCCGGATAAATAACGACGACACCGTTACTGTGGTGTACAGAGAAGTTCTTCGCATTATCCATTTTCAACACCCGCAAAGTCTGCCGCTGCCGAGCTGTATGGTTCGCGCTTATCCGACTCCGGCGCGAGAGTAGGCTTCCCGAGCGGTTTGACAACAAAGCTGCCGAGCTTATCAGCGAATTCCGCCTTGCCCATGAGCTTCTCAAGCTCCGTAAGAGTCTTTGGCTTGCGGTCATATACAAGGGATTCATCATAACCGGCAGCAATTGCCGCAGCGAGCGCGGCGTCCTGGTCGCTGAATGTTCTTACGCTTCTTCCGGCAACGGCTTTCCATCCGGGGATGGACTCACCGCGGATAAGTGCCGAGAGAGCGTAATCTTCGAGATCCTTGTACCATTTCACAAGGCTCGCTCCACGAGCGAGGCAGTCCCCGATTTCTGCATCCGTCAAGGTGTGTATATCGTGCTGTTTGAATTCTTCCAATGCAAGGTTCTGTTCCGCTCTGGTCCGGCACGTCGCACGGGCTCGGCAGAAACGGCACCACTCGCCGGCGCAAAATCTGCCCTCGCCGGAGAATGCCTCCTGCGCTATCGGCTTAATGCTTTCGCCCCATGCGCGCAGTTCCTCCACAGTTATTGTTTCGGTGCTGACCTCTGATTGGATTCTCGGCTGGTCAATGGTCATGCTGACAAACTTGATCGTGTCTCCGAACACCGGCGCGTATCGTTTCAGCGCACCGAGCGCATAAAGCCTCATCTGCGGGTTATTTTTTGCCGAGACCGGAACGCCTTGACCGTGTTTATAGTCCACAATGCTCAGTGTGTCTCCGCCTATCATGATACAGTCACAGGTGCCGTACCCATCCGGCACATAGTCGCCGAAGTCAACGCGCACTTCTGCCGCCACATTCGGACGGGTGCAGTACTGCATGGCTCTTTCGGACAAATGCTCTATGTACAAATCAGAGGTTTTGTCCATCTCGTCGTTATAGAGCGGCGCTGCCTTGAGTTTGTTGAGTTTTGCCGTAAAAGCCCGTGGTTTAATCTGCATGGTGAAATGCTTAATCACTTTGAGCTCGCATATTGCATGAGCGAGTCTACCTTCTTCGGCATAAGGTGAATTTGTTTCGGGGAACTGCGCTTCAAGCCTCGGTGCAGCAGTGCAATGCAGCCACCGCGCAGCTGATGAAGCTGACAGCAGCGCATGTGTTTCAGGCGCCATGTTATTCAACTCCCTTCCTCTATGATGTTCACGAAGTTCGCTTCCGCGTTAATCTGAACGCAGCGTCTCTCGTTCTTTGCAGCGGTGTGTACTGTCAGTTCTATACGGTTCTTCATCTTTTATATTCCTCCTATATCTGAGCGCCAAGGGCACGCAGCTTGCCGGCCACAGCGCCATATGTCTCGGGCTTAAGGTCTGTGATGGCGTTTACGCCGAAGTCAGCAAGCAGCTGCAGGAGCTCCGGCATCTTACCGGCGTCAACGAGCGTTGTTCCGGCATTCGCGAGCATCTCCACGGTGTACTGCGGCGCAGAGGTCGGTACCGTTGATGTCACGGGGTTAACCGAGGGCGTGACGGTCTGAACGGGCACCTGGTCAGCCGGAAGAGGCGTTACCTGCACTGCCGGTGCCTTAGGCGTCGCGATTACCGTTTCCGGGCGCTTGCTGCCTCCGCCAATAGCGGTCGCGAGCTTCTCAAGCACTGCGACGAGTTCCGTTGTCGGGGCGATAGTTACTTTCATTTCTAACATTTTCAAAATCCTCCTTAAGGTTATATGTTGTACAGTCGCATCTCTCTCCGGGGTCAAGATTGGCTCCGCAAAGAGGGCAAGTGTGATAGTAAGGCATATTGACAATCCTCCTCGGGTTGTGCTATTTTAGTAGTGTGTTATTTCGCACAGCCGTCTTCGCTGCCCACTCAGCGTTGGCGGCTTTTGTAATATGCGCAGTAATCGTCTGTCGGCGGTGACGCGCGAAAGATGCCGGTCTCGTGGGTGTACATGCACGCTGTGCCGTCCCAGTCGCCGCACGGAGCCGCCATGCGTCTGCGCCAGTCACAGCTGTTGCAAATCGCCATTTTGCGCCACGGGTCTCGTCCGCGCTTCGGTGCCGGTGCTGACACGATTACTTGCTGCCGCCGTTGGTCGGTCAAGCCGGCGAGATAATCAATTGACACATCAAAATACTGTGCTATGTTAACTGCCATCGGCAGCGACGGACAGCTCTTGCCGTGCATATACGCCGATACCATGTTAGGCGCGGTGCCGAGTGCCGCGGCAAGGTCTTTCTGCGTGACTTTCGGCACGCTTTCGCGCATCAGGTCTTTTAGCCTGGCAGATAGGATTTGCACGTCGAACGGGCTTTTAGTTGTCTGGTTTCCCATTGCGTTTTGTCTCCTTTCTGTTTAAAATTTTTGCTTTGAGGTCGTCCTCGAATGCTATGAGCTTGTCCTCATGCCAAAAGCCGTAGAGCAGCAGCAGTATTCCGACTATCTCCATTACGGTGCGAATCAAAAAAATAAAAGTCATGTTCATCCTCCTTTTTAATAGTCTAATAGCCTATGCCTATATAATCGAGTACCCGAGCCCAACCGTATTTTTCTCCCGTAAGCTCGTCGGTACAGCATTTATACATCCAATACTCCCATTCTTTCGGGTTTCTCTCCTTGAGTTGGTCGAAACGGTGCGGACGCTTTTCAAGTTGAATACCAAAGCCGCACATTGAGCACCCCGTTCTTTGTGCTCCCGTAGTTCTTAATTGCCCGTTCTCGTCCCTCTCGATAGTTCCGTAAATTTCGGGGACGGGAACGTTTAAGTCGAGGGCGAGTTGCAAAAGGTCTTGTCGTGAAAAAATAGCAAAGGGCGCGGAGCGTATCGTAGACTTACCGAAGTAATTACACCCGTTGAGCATTAAAGATTTTGCACGTCGTCCGCCCTCCGACGCCATAAGCCCCAGGAATGGGACGCTATTATGTTCTTTCGCCCAGTCGTCGCAAGGCTTTTCCTTGAGATAGTAACAGCATTTCGACGATACCTTAAAATTTGGTATTTGATAGTTTGTACCCTCGTAGTCGTTGGCGTAGCCTCCGAATTTTTCAAGCCATTTTTGCGACATTTTCATACGGCTGTTTTTTTGAAAGCCGCCGTATTCTCCTGTTTCGCCCGTTATAATAGCGTGCCTTACTGTTTTATTCTTTTCTGTCGGGTTTGCGAGAGTTTCTATTTTTGTCGCGATTTCTTTTGAGAGAACAGGAAAGCCAAACTCTTGTATTATTTGCGGTTTCGTCCAACGCGTGCCGTCTGGCTTTACCGCCGAAACGAGCCGCTCTATGCCGAGTTGTTTATGTATACGCTGTATGCTCAAGTCCTCGAGGTATGACACGCTAATACCTGGAGCGTCAATACCTATTGATTTAAGAAAGAGAAAAAGAGTAATACTGTCTAATCCTCCTACCGATACGTGATAATTAAGGTCGCGCATATCACACTCGCGTACAAATTCGCGAGCGCGTATTGTCGCATACTTTACCTTAAAGGTGTAATCCATTTTCTGTTTAACGATAAAATCTGCTATTTTTCTTTTACCGTCGATACGTTCCATTTTTTCTAAAACACTTTCCATTTCCTTTCCTTCTTTCTATATATCGGTCGCATATACTATTATCACGGTCAAAGCCGTTAACCACCCCAGCACCGCCTGTAAACGTGCATATTTTAAGTTCTTAGGATTATCATCCAATTCCGGTATAATAAGCCCAATTAAATTTGTAAGCATACAATAGCTTGAACAAATTATCGGTATAAGAAGTAGCTTATTCAT